TTTTATTTCTTCATGCCAAAAGGGAGTAATCTCCCTTTTTTGAATTGAAAAGTCCAGGCTGCAAAGTCTGGGCTTTTGTTGTATTAAGGCGCGAGAAAATTTTGCATCGCCCGTAAAAAATGGCTGGCTTTACACAAGGAATGTGGCAATGAGTGGTGAAAAAAGGGCGAAAGGCTGGCGGTTTTATGGTCTTGTAGGTTTTGGCGCAATAGCACTGCTTTCCGCGGGTGTCTGGGCATTGCAATATGCTGGCAGTGGGCCAGAAAAAACGTTGTCGCCTCTGGTGGTGCACAACAATCTGCAAATCGATCTCAATGAGCCGGACCTCTTTCTCGACAGCGATTCGTTAAGCCAGCTTCCCAAAGACCTCCTCACAATTCCTTTTCTGCGCGATGTTCTAAGTGAAGATTTTGTTTTTTATTATCAGAACCATGCTGACCGTCTGGGGATTGAAGGTAGTATTCGGCGCATTGTGTATGAACATGATTTAACGCTGAAAGATAAGCTCTTTTCTTCATTGTTAGACCAGCCAGCGCAAGCGGCGCTGTGGCACGACAAACAAGGCCATCTCTCGCATTATATCGTGCTGATTCAACGCAGTGGTTTGAGTAAGTTATTGGAGCCGTTACTGTTTGCCGCCACCAGCGACAGCCAGTTAAGTAAGACGGAGATCAGTAGCATTACGATTAATAATGAAACCATACCTGTTTATCAACTGCGCTATAACGGCAATAACTCACTGCTGTTTACCCGTTATCAGGACAAGATGCTGGTTTTTTCCAGCACAGATATGTTGTTTAAAGGCGACCAGCAGGATACCGAAGCCACGGCGATCGCGAGTGATTTGTTGAGCGGGAAAAAACACTGGGAGGCCAGCTTTGGCCTGGAAGACCGTTTACAATCCTCCGCTGAAAAAACACTTGTTCGCCAGCGTATCGTGGTTAGCGCTAATTTGCTGGGTTTAGGTTACCAGCGGTTAATTCCTTCTTTTGCTGGCGTGCGCTTTGAAATGAGCAATGATGGCTGGCGCAGCTTTCTGGCGTTGAATGATGAATCCGCCAGTGTCGATGCCAGTTTTGATTTCACTCCGGTATGGCGCAGTATGCCTGCTGGTGCCAGCTTCTGCGTGGCGCTGCCTTATTCGCACGGTATTGCCGAAGAGATGCTCTCGCATATCAGCCAGGAAAACGACAAATTGAGCGGGATGTTGGACGGTGCTGCCGGGCTATGCTGGTATGAAGATTCCAGGTTGCAAACCCCCCTGTTTGTTGGCCAATTTGATGGCGCTGCCGAGCAAGCGCAACTGCCAGGGAAGCTGTTTACACAAACAATCGGGGCCCTCGAGAGCAAAGCACCTGAAGGTGTGTTGCCGGTAACGCAAACACAACAGGGCGACGCGCAAATCTGGCGGCGTGAAGTCAGCTCCCGTTATGGTCAGTATCCCGCAGCCCAGGCGGCGAAACCAGAACAACTGATGTCCGATTATTTTTTCCGCGTCTCGCTGGCGATGCAGAACAAGACGCTGATTTTCTCCCTTGACGACACGCTGGTCAATAACGCGCTGCAAACGCTGAACAAAACGCGCCCGGCAATGGTGGATGTAATACCGGCTGATGGCGTCATTCCGGTCTATATCAATCCACAAGGGGTGGCAAAATTACTGCGTAATGAAACATTGGCCAGCTTGCCAAAAAACCTTGAGCCTGTTTTTTATAACGCAGCGCAGACTTTATTAATGCCGAAGCTGGACGCTTTATCGCAACAACCCCGTTATGCAATGAAACTGGTCAAGATGGAGCCCGGGGCTGCCTGGCAGTGGTTGCCTGTTAGCTGGCAACCATTATGAGGCGCGTGTTGTCGGCGCTGATTTGCTGGCTGTTTTGTTTTTTCGCCCATAGCGAAATGCTGGATGTCGAACAATCGGGACTATTTCGTGCCTGGTTTGTGCGCATTGCCCAGGAACAACTTCGTCAGGGGCCAAGCCCACGTTGGTATCAGCAGGATTGCGCGGGTCTGGTGCGCTTTGCGGCAAACGAGGCGTTGAAAGTTCATGACAGTAAATGGCTAAAAAATAACAGCATATCTAACCAATATCTGCCGCCGGAGATGGCGCTAACACCTGAACAGCGGCAATTGGCACAAAACTGGAGCCAGGGGAATGGGAAAACTGGCCCCTATGTGACCGCAATTAATTTGATTCAGTACAACAGCCATTTTATTGGCCAGGACATAAACCAGGCGTTGCCTGGCGATATGATTTTTTTCGATCAGGGCGATGACCAGCACTTAATGGTATGGATGGGACGTTACATCATCTACCACACCGGAAGCGCCACAAAAACTGACAACGGAATGCGCGCAGTCAGTCTGCAACAACTTATGACATGGAAGTTGTATATTAAAAATTTCATTAATTATCAATATGTTAATGTGCGCTGGTCATTATTAATCAAAATAAAACCATTATGATATTTCAATTTTGTCCCACTCCCGCCCGCGACTGTCCCTGTAACGCGCCGCCATTGAATCTGATTTATGCCCGAGAAGACGTTGAGCAAACTTATCGCCAATCTGATTCCGGTATAGCCTCGCCGACAGGCTGCGCAGTTCATGGAATGTTGGCGGGTCTCCATCAAATGAGAGTCCAGATGCATTTCTCGCCTTTGTAAAATACTTAGATACTGTTTTCGGGGAAAGCGGTTCGTGATGCGTTGATGCAATTATTGTTTCACTGCCGCTGGCCTCCCTGCATTTCTGTAGTGTATCAGCCAATGAGATATTGAGCGCGTCAATCGTTAGCGTCAGCGGAATGGCGAGCTTAGCCCCTGTTTTACCCTGCTCAATGTGAAGATGGTTGTCGTTTATGTCTGACCATTTCATTCTGCATAAATCGCCTACTCTCTGCCCTGTAACGACAGCCAAATCCATTGCCAGCCTCAGCCAGATTGGGAGCGGTTCGGCTGCATGGTAAATCGCGACATATTCATTAGCTGTCAGTCTTGAACGCCTTACTTCTGATTTTTCTGTGCGGGTTGCTGTTACCGGATTCGTAGCCACATGCCCCTCGGCTATTGCCTCACGAAAAACGTCAACAAGGGTTGACCTGATTAATTTTGCGGAAGCCGCTTTACCTTCTGCTACGTAGGTGTTTAGCATTGCTGCCACCTCTTTCGTTGATATGTCAGCGAGCGGTTTGTCCGGCAATTTTCTTCGGATTGCCCTGATTTTGCTGGCGTAGTCGAGTAGAGTTTTCGGCCTGATACCCCTCTCGCTGAGGATTGTTTCATATCGGTCAAGCCACGCATGAAGAGTGATTGCGTCAGCGCCTTTAATTCTGTCTATCAGTGACTCACGCCTGTTCCCGGATAGCAACTCAATATTGGCCTGTATTGCTTCAGTGATTGCTATCCTCCTGTCTCGGCCTAATCCGAACTCTTTACCCGTCCTTGGGTCCCTGTAGCAGTAATATCCATTGTTTCTTATATAAAGGTTAGGGGGTAAATCCCGGCGCTCATGACTTCGCCTTCTTCCCATTTCTGATCCTCTTCAAAAGGCTACTTGTTACTGGTCGATTTAAGTCAACCTTTACCGCTGATTCGTGGAACAGATACTCTCTTCCATCCTTAACCGGAGGAGGGAATATCCTGCATTCGCGCACCCATCGACGAACTGTTTCAAGGCTTCTTGGGCGTCGCTGGCGTGCATTCCACTCCTGAAGTGTCAAGTACATCGCAAAGTCTCCGCAATTACACGCAAGAAAAGCCGCATTGATGCGGCAATGGTAGGTCTGGATATCTTGAGAAATGAACAGGCCTCATTGAGTGTGAGGCTGTGGTTAGTCCTTGCGTAGCTCGCTAATTCTTCTGTAAGTCTCTGGTGCTTTGTTTCCGTGTATCTTCATTTCAGACTTCAACAGAGCGACGAGGGAATCCCATTCGTTGAGGATGCCTTTGAATAACCTGGTTGCCCAGGGCAATGTTCTGCCTGTTCTGTACGGTGAACTGCGCGTGGGGTCACGTGTGGTCTCTCAGGAGATCAGCACGGCAGATGAAGGGGATGGTGGTCAGGTTGTGGTTATTGGTCGCTGATAATCACCGCCAGCTATGACGGTGATTGCTTTAGGCTGTTTGTTATTTAATTATTCCGCATGCCAGTCTTGCGCCCCCACCCCCCAGAGGAGCAGGTGAATCGGAATGATTATCCCCTCCGGCATGAATCATGATCGCCCGTTCTTTTATCTGGCTTATTTTTTTTATTTTTGGACTCAGAACCGGGTTTTCTGCATTTCCTTCTGAGTTGACATAGAGTGCTGGTAGATCACCCAGATGGCCCTCCGGATTGTACGGCCCAAGATGTTTATTTGTTTGTTCAGGATCATAATGCCCACCGGCAGCAAGAGCTGGCACTTTTTTTCCATTAATCAGACCGGGATCACAACTGGCATTTTCATGGATATGAAAGCCATGTAACCCTGGTGGCAGTTCTTTCAGATGAGGAGTGAACAGCAATCCGTAGCTGGTTTCTGAAATAGTTATTTCCCCTATATTTTTCCCTACTCCTTCTGAGGAAACGAGATTTACAGGGATCGTCATTGTATCAGCCATTACGGCTCCACTAAGTAGCGCAGTTACAGCAAGTATTTTTTTTATCATAAATACCCCGTCATTTCGTGTTGTTAATCAAGGTGATTTAAGTTTTAACAAATGAAATACAACAGATGCATTTTTGTTGCAAGCGGTCGTTATATGGTTCGCATAAAATTGATTACTGTTTCGGGAATTATCTATGGGTAAAGGTGGCAGTAAGGGGCATACCCCGCGCGAAGCGAAGGACAACCTGAAATCATCCCAGATGCTGAGCGTGATAGACGCCATCAGTGAAGGGCCGATTGAAGGTCCGGTGGACGGATTAAAAAGTGTGCTGCTGAACAGTACGCCAGTGCTGGACAGTGAGGGGAATACCAATATCTCCGGTGTCACGGTGGTGTTCCGGGCAGGTGAGCAGGAGCAGACACCGCCGGAGGGATTTGAATCCTCCGGCTCCGAGACGGTGCTGGGTACGGAAGTGAAGTACGACACACCGATTACCCGGACCATCACGTCGGCAAACATCGACCGTCTGCGCTTTACCTTCGGTGTTCAGGCACTGGTGGAAACCGAATCCCCACCGTGGAGGGACCTCCCGGGCCAAAGGGGGAACAGGGGCCCGCTGGCCCTCAGGGGCCGAAGGGTGATAAGGGAGAGCGTGGTGACACCGGTCCTGTCGGGGCAACCGGCGAACGGGGACCGAGAGGAGATACAGGTCCGGCAGGCCCGCAGGGGTCGAAAGGCGACAGGGGGGAACGGGGAGAGACCGGTCTGACGGGAAGTACAGGTCCACAGGGGCCAAAGGGAGATACTGGTGCAGCAGGCCCGGCAGGCCCACAGGGACCGAAAGGCGAAACAGGAGCGGCAGGTCCGGTGGGGGCTACCGGACCTCAGGGGCCGAAGGGAGACCCGGGCGAGACACAAATCCGTTTTCGTCTGGGGCCGATGAGCATTATTGAGACAAACAGCTATGGCTGGTTCCCGGATACAGATGGTGCGCTCATCACCGGACTGACCTTTCTTGACCCCAAAGATGCCACACAGGTTCAGGGGATGTTTCAGCATTTGCAGGTCAGGTTTGGTGACGGGCCGTGGCAGGATGTTAAGGGGCTGGATGAAGTGGGCAGTGATACAGGCAGAACAGGAGAATGACATGAATATACTAAAAAAACTTATGCAGTGTCTGTGTGGTTGCGGAAAGCATGATGGCCGTGAACACGTGCAGTCGCCTACAGCACAGCTGCGACTGGGACCGGCAGACATTCTGGAGTCCGATGAGAATGGCATTATCCCGGAGCAGGCCAGGGTAATCACGCAGGTGGTGATACTGGATGCGGATAAAAAGCAGATACAGTGCGTGGTAAGACCGCTGCAAATTCTGCGTGCTGACGGGACGTGGGAAAATATTGGCTGGATGAAGTAACCCGACAGCTTCACAAAACCGGAGTCTGGCTCCGGTTTTTTGTTGTCATGTCATGGTGATGTTTGTTAATGAAGTTAAATTTATTTTGGCTTGATAATGGAGTCTTATCTTTTGCAAGACTGATAATGGTGTGTGAAAGCATTGTGATAAGTAAGATGCTTCAACAGGAAATCAAGTAAAATGTTAATGAAGTTAATGGGGGTTTTATTATGCCAATAAATTTAACACCATATCTAACAGCGAGTGGGGGACTGGGGGAAATACCGCAGGATACTCTTTCTGGCATACGAACACTGGCTTTTAACGGAGGAGCTCAGGTTCAGATGGGGAGCACTATTGTTACAATACGTTCTGTCTTTTTAGGCTTCTTTATGGGAAGTGTAAGCCCTGAAGGATTATCAGAGAGAGCTTTACGAACTGCATTGAATAATGTTAATCGTCTTGAACGCGACCTTAATGGAGGGCTATCCGGCCGCCAGATTTTAGCAAGTATACCCAGCCCGTATGCTTCTCCACCTCGTCCTTCTGTAATGCAAACAGAGTTGGTGTTAGAGCAAATAGAAAAATGCTCATTTAATGTTAACTCGTCATCTCTGAGGGCGACTGAAGAGGCATTAACATGCCCGATTACATTATGCATCCCTGAGCATGGTGTGATTATGAGAAATGCTGGAGATTCAGATGTATGTACTTTATATGATAAAGAATCATTAAAACATCTTGTTAACACAAGTTCACCTCATCCTCTGAGCAGAGAAAAAATAACAGAGTCAATGATTGTTAAGGAAAACTCGTGCTATTTTGATTTCACATCAGGAAGTATTAAAAATGTTCGTGGTGAGATAACTAGACTATAA